TTTCGCCAATATTGGCGATATTCTGGCTTCAACTTTCACAGACACTAGCAGCGTCATCTGGACTGCGAAGTCCGAGATTCACAAGGTGGTTAAGTACCAACTTTTCCAGCTTGATACGTCTCGGATTAACAGTACAGTTGGCGGAGCTGAATATGTGGAGTTGTTGACAGGGTCCCCGGGTTATGTAAAATGGACGATATCAACTATGAGTAGGACTGCGAACCCGCCAGTAGATATACCGGCGCTTTCTTGGTCCCTACCAGGTTCTGCTAAGAGACTGTTCAATTGCGCAGCTCTTATGGAACAGGTTGGTATCTCACTTCATGGACAACGTCCATCTCGCCGTAACTACCGCTTATAAACGGTAGCCACCTTGAGGTACATCTATGACCATGTCATTGACCACCCCCGTTACCGGGGGTGCACAGACGGGCTTCACTGCGCCCACCCAGACTCTGACAGCCGACCAAGCTCCTGATGTGAATCAGAAGCAGTGGGCTGTCACTGCATTGGGTGGGACACAGGCAGGCGTTACTGTGCACACGGTAGCTTGTCCTTTTACTGTCACCGTTTCCAAGCCTAAGGCTTTCAAAGTTCTCGGAAAGCCGAATCCTGTAACCGGTCTCGTAAAAGACGTTCCGATGAACCAGTACAAAGTGATCGTCCGTAAGGGCGTTCTTCCTTTGGCAGCTCAACCGTATGCTGTGGCGCTTTTCGTCTGCACGCTTTCTGTGCCGGCGGGTAGCGACACCGCGGATGCGGCTAATCTGCGTGGGGCGTGCAGCCTGCTCGTTGGTGCCTTGAACCAGCTCTCTGCTGGTATCGGAGACACCGCCGTTGCGGGTATCCTCTAGTCGAGGGTACGCTCCATCTGGTTTTCTGGTTTCTTTGTAAGAACCATTTCGGAAAGGGCTATCATGCGTATTAACGCTGACACGCTTACTTTACTGCTTGAGTCTGACCTTTTGGACAACGGCTGGGACTCCTCTCTCGAGGTTTACCCTGATCAAACGCCTCACCAGTATGCGATGATGAGCCTGCGGAAATCTCTTCTCAAGAAATACCTTCCTGGTATTTCGGAAACGAG